ACTGCGTAAAGCACTCGCCACCTCGCTACGCAAAATCAATGACCGCACGAATCGAGCAATGGGTCGTCGCGCCGGTTGACGACTGCATCCTAGCAAGATGCCCAACTTGATTGAAGATCGCTTATCGTCATTGCTGGCCGAGTGGATGACCAGTCACCGTCCTACGGAAATTCCCGAGTCCGTGCCCTTCCATGTCGCTCGCCGTGACGACATCCGCACACGCCCTTGTGTGGTTCTCAATCCCACGGAATCAAAGCCCATCAACGGCATGCCACATACCGCTCGCGTGAAACTGGACGTTCACTTGTTTTCCCAGGTGGATGATACCTCTTCCGAGGATCACGCACTGTGGGCGGGCAAGCTAGTCTTACTGCTGCGCGACAAGGCAACCATACAACAGAATCTCGATTCCGAATCGTTCTGCCTTCATGACCTGATCGAGCGCGAAAGCGTCACCACTCCCGACGAATCTCGTGGGCGGGAAACCGTGCTGAGCTACGAGGCCGTGGTCTCTGCCGTGTGATGCAGTTGACATCGCGACCGCAGCAAATGTCTGCGACTTTCATCGGCACTACTGGCAACTGGGGCATCCCGAACGATCAAGCGGGAATTCTCATCACCGACCTCTCCTTCGACTACTCCAACCAGGAAAAACCTGTGCTCAACAAGAGCGGAGAAATCATTGGCCTCTCACTCTACCAGGAGAAAGTCGAAATCAAACTCTCGGGACTGGTGGCCAAGACATCGTCCTTCAGTGGTAAGATCGGAGCTGCACTTGCTCTATCGAATGGCATCCCAGCACACCTGCAACAGACGGGCGGCATGACGGTTCTCATGCAAGTCAGCCGCAGTCTCAACAATGAGGACTTCTAGAAAATCGACCTGGTGGTGCTTGATCCTAACCTCCACGAGATCCCTCTATGAACGCCGTATCCCATCTTTCCTCCACCGCTACCAGCAATACCTGCCTCGCCGCTGCATTGACGGCAGTTGGCGTCCCACTTGCCGAGAAGCCATTCGTTCGTGTTGTTGGCGATGGCATCCGTGGTGAGCGCACGGTCTGGTTCTTCGAGCCTCAAAGCCATTGCAGCAAATTTGATACTAAGGCACTCATCGAAGCATGGCACAATGACGCTTGGCATCTCGCCAACCCAGAGCATCCGTTCGCCTACATCAAATGCGCATTGCTCAATCGTGAGCGCCTGGTGGACAAGGTGAAGCAGGATGTGCCGCTCGCCTGCGTAAAACGCCGGGGCAAGATCGCCTTCATCCCACTCGATGCCTCGCCATCTGTCGAAGATTTCTACCTACGCCACCTCTAAGCCATGAACGATACCGACCGCCAAAAACTACTCTCATCCGCCTTCCATGATGTCGAAACCATCGTCGGCGGCCACGCCATGCGCCCGCTATCGCTGGCCAGTTACGATGTGCTCCTCAGAACCGGCAACCCACTGGTAAAAGGCGAAACACCCACAGACGGCACGCCAGAATTCACCTCTGCGATCATGGGATTTGTGTTCACCCACTGCGCACCTTGGCCAGAAGTGGTGCGGGCGTCGTTCCATGATCAGGGATTTCGGGAAGCTGTGCTGATCTTCTGTGGTGGACTCACCCCTGCGGATTTTCAAATCGCATTCAAACGACTGGAGGATCAAAGCCGTCAACTGGAAGTAGCTCAGGTTGAGAGCATGGGAGAAGTCAGCGGAAAAAAGCCCATCCATGCGACGAACCCGGCTTCCTAGCCGCACAGGTCTTCGCCGTCGCCGCTGAGACTGGTTGGACGGAAGAGCGGATTCTGTTCATGCCGCTGGCGAAACTCGTTCAGTATCAGCACTGCCTACTGCGGCGGAATGGGGTGCGGACAAACTGGTCCGAAGTGCCACCAAGCGGATCATCTCTCCGGGATCAACTTGCAGCGCTGCGAGCAAATTGGGCCTCGCAGACTCCGGAATGATCCAAGCAAATGCGCAAGAGCTGTGTCTGAATTGGCACGACTCACAGACCTTGACTGTCGCCCAAACGCGCTCGATCAATTGCGAGGCCTAATCTCAACAACCAAACGTGCGTATATCAGCCACAGAATTTCCTCGCCTCGCTACACAGCAAAGATTCCGGATATACGAACGGTTTGTTGATAATTTCCTTGTCGTAGCGTAGAAAACCTGATTTTCTGCTAGCGCAAATCCTATGTGATATTATGGTCAGACAGTCTACGACCAAACTCTGTTCTGCCACTAAAGGAATCCACAACCATGAGCATACAAATAACTACTAACGTGAAAACACTGATGGCGCAGGCCCCAATGACTGCGAATGACTACATGATCGCGGGTATTGAGCGCATCGATCGCGCGTTTGGGGAAGGCTATGCGAAGGAGGGCCCCGCACTCCTCGGCGCCTTCATTGAGGCCTCTGCGACCGACTTCCTAACCTCGGTAATCGGCAACCGGTGCCTCTAGCTGATGAACGACGACATTGACAGACTTAAGACGCAGCTCAAAACGGAGAAGGAGATTTCGGAGCGTAGGAGGGCTGCTCTCCAGAAGATCACAAAGATCCTAGGCGGATTTTTCGTCGGGGGCAATATTATCACCGGCGCCTCGTTGGCGATGGAGAGCATGATTGGAGCGGTGGTTGGATTCTCGTTTCTCGCGGCCGGGATGATTCTAATCGGCGCGGGTGGCATCACCGGCGATCTCTATGAATAGGGGCTTTAGTAGCACCTCAGAATAACATATGGGCAGAACAAGACGAGACACAGCAACCAATATCAGCCGACCTCTTTTCATGCTCTTCTGTAATTTCAACCTCACCCCGTAATCGACGCTCGCCCTCGCTGATAGGCGTGCTTGCTCTTTGACGCTCTCATGTAGGGAACTCAGATTGAAACTTTTCACCAAAAAACGTCAGTCTTGTCTGGTGCTACGGCAAGCTGTGTCTCCCCTCCACCAGTTGACTCCACCCCCAGCGCATGAGCGCACTCACCGTCACCCTTGGAGCTGACATCACTTCCTTGCGACGATCCATGGCGGGAGCCACGGCTATGGTCGCTGCCTCTGCCAAGAAGATGGCAAGCCTCACTGCCGCAGGGTTGAAAGTCGGTCTTGGTGCGGCTCTAGCTGGTGGCGGCGTGGCATTGGCTGCTGGCATGAAGGCAGTCACTTCCGCTGCCGACTTCGAACAAACGAAAGTCGCCTTCACTACCCTCATCGGTGATGCCGCCAAAGCCGAGCAAACCCTCGCGCAACTCCGTGAACTTGGGGCAAAGACCCCATTCGAATTTCCTGAGCTCGCGGATGCCGGCCGCAAGCTCATCGCCTTCGGTGAAGGTTCCGACACCGTGGCCGCAACCCTCGCCCGCATTGGTGACGTGTCCGCTGGCGTGCAGGCACCGGTCAACGAAATCGCCGAACTCTACGGCAAGGCACGAGTGCAGGGACGACTCTTCGCCGAGGACATCAACCAGCTCACAGGGCGAGGCATTCCGATCATCGGGGAGCTCGCGAAGCAGTTCGGCGTGTCGGACTCTGAGGTGAAAAAACTCGTCGAGTCTGGCAAAGTCGGCTTCCCCAACATCGAGCAGGCATTCATCAACATGACATCACAGGGCGGGAAGTTCTCGGGCATGATGGAGGCGCAGAGCAAGACAACCAACGGACTGTTCTCCACGCTCAAGGACACGATCAACGAGGTATTCCTCACTCTTGGAACGCCGATCAACGATGCCATTCGTCCTCTGGTGGAACAGGCCATCGCACTCGCTCAGAAACTCGCCCCATTAGCCGCGCAGGCAGGAACCAAAATCCGCGACGCCGTGCAGTATGTGATCGCCATCTTCAAAAGCGGGCAATTCCTCAACCTCGTCGGTTCGGGACTGCAACTCGGATTTGCCCAAGGCGTGAACTTCCTCTGGGCCACCCTGCGTGCCACCATCGCCGCTGCTGGCCAATACATCGTGGAGATCTTCAAGACGGCCATCACCTACTTCCAGGTGCTCACCACCGCCGACTTCTGGAAAGGCATGGGCAATGCACTCATTGGCATCTTTCTCAGTGCCGTTGGGTTCCTCCAAAAAGGACTTGCCGAAGCCCTCGAAATCGCCCGCCCTCTCGCGGAACTCTTCGGCAAAGGAGAATCGATCAACTCCGCCCAGGGAGCCCTCAGAGAATCCGCCGACTTTCTCGATACCGAAGCCGCTGCCCGCTACAGCGATGCCGGTGACCAACTCGGACCACTCGCGACCAAGGTGGCAGAGAGGCTCAAGGAAGCAGGAGAAAACATCGTTGGACGCTTCGGTGAAACCTTCCGCAACACGGCTGAGGTGATCGACACCAGCGCCATGCGTGAGCGCATGAATGAGGTGATGGGAACCATACGCGATGCCCTGCCCAAGCCCGAGGAAATCAAACAAGTCGCTCGTGCCACCACTCCAAACAAATCCAACGTCGCCAATCCGCTGGCCCAAGCAAGCACCACGTCCATGGATCCCATCGTCACCTCGCTCGGCAAGGTCGGTGGTGGTGGCTATTCGTCTGGAACGCTCGATGCTCAGCGCGAGAACAACCGACTGACCAGCGAAACGAATCGGATTCTTCGTGCGATGAGCGAGCGTATCAAGCCGGGTGGTGGCGCATCCGTTACTGCCTTTGGTTGAATTTATGTCATGAGAATAAATATAAGATTTGAAAAATAATCCTTAACACAGTATGTAGTATCTGTGCATTACGAATTAACTACTTTAACGCTTTTGCAGATTCGAGGTATCGGACCTAAATTCATTACGAATTTTTGGAAATCAGGTCCATTAGTAGAGAAAGCTAGCGACTTGTTCGAGCATCTTCGTTCGAGTTCGAATAGACGGATACATGAGGAACCTACGTTAAAATCCCTTACGGAATTCTGGATGCGTGCCGAGTCAATACTAGAACAGTGCGAAAGGGATTCGATAACTGTTCTTGGTAAAGCAAAACCACTGCCAAGATTGATCCAAAAAATCCCCAATGCTCCTTTACTTCTTTTTTTAATGGGCGATAATCACGTTATTGAAAAACCTTCAGTGGCAATAATTGGAACCCGAGAGCCAACAGAATATGGTAAAAAATCAGGACGTAGGATTGCGAAGATTCTAGCAGAAGAAGGATGGGTCATAACTAGCGGACTTGCTGAAGGTTGCGATACGGAAGCGCATGAAGGGTGTCTAGAAGGCAATGGAAATACTATCGCAGTAATAGCTCATGGATTTGGAAAAATTTACCCCCAAAAAAACAAAGAATTGGCAGGTCGTATCATTGATTCTGGTGGATGCTTGGTAACAGAATACCCACCAGGAACACCACCGACAAAGAGTTCATTTATTGAACGTGATCGAATTCAAAGTGGTATTTCTTGTGGGATAATTGTTATTGAGACAGATGTAAAAGGGGGTACAATGCATACAGTTGGTTATGCTGAAGCACAGAAACGAAAAATAGCGACCTTATCGCATCCTGCTGCCTTATTACTAGGAGAGAAGACGCGTGGCAACCAGCAACTGATTAAAGATGGCCGCGCGATAGCACTAGTTGACCGGATCAATCTAACTGATTTTGTAAAAAGTATGATGAAATTACCTGAATCTTCGGATATCGTGTCTTTTGGGGAGCAAACTGAACTTGGTTTTTAGAAATAAACATGAAAGCTATTTTATTCGATTTAGATGACACGCTAGTCAACAGTTCGCATTTGAGGTGTTTTAGAGATTGTGGCGATTGGTCTGAGGTCAAGAGGCAGATTGAATCAGTAAAGCCTTACGACGGTATAATTCAGATGCTCAATCAAATCCGAAGTAGAGATGTAAGAGTTGGGATCGTTACAAACTCTCCAAGATGGTATAGTGAGCGAATTCTATCCAATTGTAGAATCCCATATGATGCGCTTGTGGCGGCTGAAGATGCAAAACTCGCGAAGCCAGATTCAGACGCCACGTGGAGTTGTATGCGTGCACTTGAAGTGATACAACCAGTTGACGTAGTTGCCGTAGGTGATCGCTGTATAGATATAAGATCAGCTCGATCCATGAGAGTAAAAACAATCGGCGCACTCTGGGGGTGTCAAAATCGTAGAGACTTAAAACTAGCACGTCCGGAATTTTTGGCGGATGCACCAGATGACGTAACCACGATTACTGCGTCACTTTGGGGAGTAGTAGAAATCCATAAGCATGAATGGTGGCATAATTTCAGATCAAATTTATGGATTACTATAAAAGATTGGGACAATCGAGAGCATCTTGCTAATTCTGGCATTTCTTACAGTATTGCGAGAATCAGTTATGGCGGCAAGATTCCCGCATGGAGTCGATCTTATACCAATCAGCTGATATCTAACCTTAAGTCAAAAGAACCTAAGCAGTGCCTATTCAAAGATGAAGCTGCAAAAGTTTTTGCTTTTGAGTTACGTGAAGTACTTCTATCCGAAAGCTATGTTGTCTTCGTCATGCCATCGGCTTTAAAGAATAGTTCAGAATACGACAACCGATGGGAATTAGTGCGACATCATTTGGAGACAACATGGAAAAGAACTGACCTGAAATTTCAGCAAGCCGTTATGTGTGAGTATCCATCAATCCCAGCGCACCTTCAAAATGCCAATTCTGAAGATCGTAATCCTGTCATCATAGCTGGTCGACTTACCTGGGTTGGCGGCATTCCTAACGAGAATGTTCACATTGCCGTAATCGATGACGTTCTCACCAAAGGAGGGCATCTGCGAGCCTATCATGACCTTATTAAAGCACATTGCCCCGAAGCTAAAATTCACTTATTACCATGGGCCGCGTATACTGACGCAACCTGGCACGAAACTCCAGCACGATTTTTGGACTAAAAGTAAAACCTTCGGTTGACGCCGTGCTCCGGCGTATATGCCGACACACGTTTCCATTCAACCAGGACGCCTCTATCCACAACCAGGCTACAGCGTTCAGGTCGATAAAGAGGGCAAGTGGACCGCCACGCAAGTTTTCCTGTGCCATCGGAATTCTGCCGTGCAGCTGATGCCACGTCCCAACACCATTCACCCAGAAATCGGATTCATCTCCGTCGCCCAATCGACCGTGAACTTCACCGAAGGCGACCTTGCAGAAATCACCTGCCACTATGCGGGAGCTGAGCCCAAGGAGGATGAAAAAGAGAATGCCGTCTATACCATGGGCCTTTCGCTCTCCGAGGAACCATTGCTCAGTCACAAACGCTACAAGGATCTTCCAGCCAAGGAACTGGAGGCGCTCCAGTTGATCCAGTCTGGCAAGGACAAGGACGACCAAGGAAACAAGCTGCGAGATAAGGTCGAAAGCCAGCGAGGCAAGGAGGCTCTGCAAAAGTTCGAGCGCGGCCAGACCAGTTACTACAGCCCGCGTGTGATTTGGAAGGAAAGCTGGGTGAGAAACAAGGAGGTGAAGGCCACGGAGCTCAACAACATCGGCAAGATCGACGAACCACTCGGTCCCGTGCCGTCCTTGGCTTCTGGCCGCAACTGGTTGCTCAATGGCGTGACTCAGACGCAGGAAGGCAAAGCATTTCGCATCGAAATGGAATGGCTCGCCAGTGATCGTGGCGGATGGGACGCAGAAATTTACAACGATTGATTTTCATGCGCTTGCCACAAAGAAAAAAACCGGGTGACCCGATCCTCGCTGCCGACTGGAATCTGCTGTTGGAAGCAATCGCTGCGCGCACACCTCGGCAAGGTGCTGGTCTGGAGCTGATCGCCTCGTCAGGCGGATTTGCCTATTCGCGCCCATCGCCAACAACGTCCCCTCACGCAGGGCTGCCACCGTTCTCGGTGATCGGCATTGAAAAAAAGGAGGGCAGTTATCTGGTGACCATCAAGGAGGGCTGGGTGATTGAGCGCAAGCCCAAGAGTGAGTCGAAGCCCACCGTCAAGTTCCACATCCCAAAGGCTGGAGACAAGACACTCGACACGATCCCGCGTCCGCAAATTGGCATGGCCATTGGTGACACGCTGTGGTGTCGCTTCACTACCGATTCCATGGGCGAAATTTCTGAAGAGCCAGAGATCTTTTCCTCCGCTGAAGACCAGGAAGGAAGCCACTACTATCCTGAAGATCCCGAGGGCTCGGGGAGTGATGGCAATTACGCCGTCAAGCTCTTCAAGCTCATCGACGACGGCGGCTCACCTGCGGTTAGTGTCTATCAACAAAGCGACATCGAGCATTGGGCGCAACTGTGGAAGGGAGAGAATCTAGGGAGTGGATCGCGGGTGTTCAAAGAGCACAACGAGGAGGAAAACGTCTACAAATTCCGCAGAATCGATCGTCGAGCATCACAGCATCAGATCGATGTCATCGAGGAAGCCGACGTCATTCGAGTGCAAGGGAATGACAAGGATGGCACTCTCGCGATCGAAGGAGACTCCAGCTCCAGTGAACCCTTTTTG